AGAGCCATCGCCAGCCTTGAAGAAGAAACCGTTTGGCAGGAATCTGGCAAATCCTCCCAATGCTTGCTTTTTCGAGCGGGCAAACGCTTGGTACTTGCCGAACGAATGGCCCATCGAGCCTTTTGATGTCGTGTACGAAAACCTTACTAGGTGTTCAGCGGTTGAGGCTCCTGACCAAATTGGCCCGTGAAACTTCTGTCTTGCCGGGGGAAATGGCCGAATTAAACCTATATGGGCGGCAGTGCTATGGCAATTTCTCTTGCCGCCCCGAACAAGACCTTGCATGTGTTTGACACTTCGAGGGAGGATACCGGAAACGGACATCGAAGAAGGCGGGCACAGTAAGGGCGATTTCTCGTACCCGCAAAAGAAGTGGAAAAATATCTTGCCGGACGCCGTGTTCGATACACCCCGGAGTGTTCCCCGGAACAACCAAGGGACTCGAACACCTAAAATTTAGTTTCGTTCACTACGATGGTGACACCCGCCAGTCCACACAAGCGGCATTGGAATATTTCCTGCCACGACCTCCCAGGCGGCGTTATTGTGTTTGACGATTGGGGTCATCCTGGGTGTATTGGTTGCAAAGGTCGTCAAAGAATTCGGCCTGGATGTTGTCGTTGGAGAAGACAGCCAAGCTTGGTATCGAAGCCTAAAGAGTGACCATTTCACTGTAGTAGGAACTTTGACGTTGTGTGTGACCACGTCACTCTTTGAGTAGCGTCATACACAACGTTGTGGTCGATCAATTTGACGCCTTTGAATTGCAATATGTACAGTTAGCTGCCTGAAGCATCAAGTGCAGTCAATTTCATGTTTTCCGTGTGATTCTGGCTGCATCATTTTCAAAATCCAACAATTATGAGTAGCCAGGTCCTAGTCTTTCGTATATCAATGACTCGATAGTTTTGGCCGCATACCGTACTGTCGCCTTGGTAGTCCTTTTCAATATTGAATATCAGGGTCATTTTCCGCGTCAATAGAAAACGAAATTGACGTGGAAAAGATTTCATCGAGGGATCGCCCATTGGTCCCATCCCCATCGGGATGGACTTTTCTTCTTGATCCATATTTTCCTTATATTTTTGGTTCGTTGACTCGTTCCATAGCGTTAAATTTGAAACTCACCTTGTGAGACACCACGATCCGGGCTTTTCGATCCCAAATACGTCGTCTGCGTTTTTTTGCAGCAGCATTACTTCGTGAGACAGCATCGGGAGTTCGCAAAATCGCATCATGCACAAGATGTTGCCATTGCCCGATGACACAAATGTCAACACTTCTTCGTTTTCTTCCGATGTTTGACTCAGCCAGTTAGTGACCGAGAATTCGGAGTTCTCCAGAATGTGAAGCTCTAGGGTTCCGCCGCAGATATCAAACTTGGCGTACTGAACCAAGTCGGCCATACCCAAAAAATCTTTGGGTATGACTCTGAAGCTGTTCGCCAATGGGACACTCGGTTCTGTTTGCTTTAATGTGGGTGTCATTTATAAATCTGCAATTGATTTTTTCGGATATGCGCAAACGTTTTCCCTGTAGTTAATCTCGAACCACACGTCGTAAATCCCTTCGTCCATGTCCGTGGTGTCGAGGAAGTAGTACGCCACGTTCTTTTCTCGGTTGTCCACAAGTTCCCGGTCGATCACAAGCCTCAAATCTTCTTCCGCCGGTACACATTGTCCGCAAGCGATAGCCACAGAAATGCGAATGTCCGACACGATGGCAAGATTGGTGTAGCACGGAATGATGTCCGGAGCCTTTGGGCACGTTCGGAGTGATCTTGATGATAAGATACCGTTTGCTGCCTTTTACGATCTTGTTCGGAGTGAACTCGAAGGTCGAAATCGTATACCGGCGGCACCGGAGTGGCGAACCACATATCGGGATGAACGGAAAACGGGTTCTCTACATGTTCGCCGTCGCACACTCGCCGTCCTCAAACTGCAATATCCATTGGTCGATGTAATTGCCTCATCCCGTAAGTCGGTGACGAGCAGTTCCAAGCTTAATTCACGTATGTCCCCTCAGATGGGTTTGAAGCTTCGTCGCCGTCGATGGTCTGCACCAACCGCCGCCCGTCCGGGTTGTGCTGCACTTTTGAGAGTCGGGTCTAAAAAGTAAATCTTGATCCTGACTTACGGTCTGTACGTTCCTCAAGTTGTTCGAGTTGTAAACGAGGCAACTTGAGGTTGACGGTATCGCCGCAGGTGGGATTTTGGTATCTTTCTTTTGTTGCCATTATTTCCTCGACGGAAAAAGACGGGTTTTAGCCGCTTTAACGTTTCGACTTTGACTTCCGACTGGCGGCGTCCATGAGCTTCTTGCTCTTTTTCTCGCTGCTGTATGTACCTTTCGATCATCCATTTCCGTAGGTTGATTGGTAAGGCCATTGGAACCCGCCATCGGCAATTTCATGTGGTACTGGAAGAAGAAAAATCTCTTCTGCCAGTATGTCCCGCAATGCGTTAGGCTTGCGTCTTGTCCTTCTTCCGTCGGGGGAAGAAAAAATTTGCTTCCTGGTGGCATGTCAACTTTGAATTCGTGCAGACACATCGGGCAAATGATTTCAACGTCCGTGTCCACGCCGAACGGGGGATCGTTGATGCAGTTGCGGATATAAGACACGTCGTTGATCGGCAAACTCTTCAGCAGAGTTTGAGGTTCCTTCTTGTTCGTCAGCCCTTCAATGTGTTCGACCAGCTGTGCCGTGCGGTACGTCAGGGTGGTGCCGTCGGTGGCCGCATCTCCCGGACATCTTGCCCGGCGATCACCGGTAATCCTGAATGTCTTGTTCGTCTTTGCCGGATTGCCAAACGGTAGGCGAATCGGTACTTCGAGGTCGGAAGCACGTCTTCGAGGATCGGGCCGTAGGTGTCCGGGACAGACTCGACGTACCAAAACTGTTCAAGTCAGTCGATGGTTGCGAACCGCTTCTCGCACTCTTGACACTTGATTTCAGCGTCGTATTGGTGACTGTAAGAGATACCACGGAGGTAAATCAAAAGGTAGGTTCGGTCAAATGTCGCTTAACTGTTCCGGCCGATAATTTTCCCTTGGATACATTTGGAGAAGATCATGGTAATGGCCTGACCCTTCCGGAACGAATCTCGGAGTCGCCAGAATTTGTTCTTCTTCTCCCGTCATGGGGCGAACGTACAACACGCCGTCCGACGGACCATTTTCTCCGTCGTAGAGACCGGCCCTTTGAAGGCGGTTCAATTGGCTCGTACAGACTGGTGAGCCTTTCAGCCCTTCCAAAAGCTCTTTCAACTGACCGCTGCTGGCTATTGCACGGTTGTCAAAATTCCTCAGCGGATGTTCGTGCGCTTTGGTCTTCTTTTTTAGCACCGAAACCCCGCTTGGGTTCTTGATCTTGCCCTCGTGCGGCCCGCATTGCCTGTTTGAAAGCTTCTGGGGCGTTCTCCATTCCGCCAATCTCGAACGGCATGTGCTGGGCCATTGTGGCGAATTGCCGGCGGGGTTCATAGGCGGCAGACTTTCGTCTTCGTCACGTTCGGCGTTCGCCGCAGCCGGCATCTGTTCGATTTTCTCGAAAGGCGGTGCCTGTTCTTCTTGTTGACGGTTCGGACGGCGAGGGCGGAAAGTTTCTTCGTTCGCCATATATTCTCCCTTGTATTACTCTTTTTCTCTGGAGCGACCTAAAATAGTGTTATGCAACTAAATCTTCAAAATATCGAAGATGTACTGTTCCTAGATAAAAAGGCTCAAGCCGTATTGCCGGAATTTAGGCCGCAGTTTGACCAGTGGGCTTCGAGCAAACGAGTGCCAGGACTTCAAACAATGGGGAAAAGGATTCTCCTAGAAGTTCTCAACGCCATCGTACGGCTCTCAACTCGTTAAATTAGAAGAGTACCTGTCTGAAACAATTGTGTTGGATAAAATCGACAATAATTTGGTTCGACATTACCAAGGAACCAAAAACGACCCCGAACTGTGTCAGTTCGCCGGTTTCCAAGACTTCTGCATAGACGTTGACGGCGACAATTTGTCCGTCACATTTTGGAGATGAAAATGGACGAAAGTGTATTCAAAAAAGAAAAGCACAATGACCGCAAAGACGAATGGCCCACTTTAAGCAACCCATATGTTCCAACTGATAAAGAAAAGAAACTGTTTGAAAGTTGGAAAATATTAAGCCCACACCCATCAGAAAAAACCCAAACGCTGCTCGGAATGGTCATCTTTTACATTGATGTCGGTCAGTTGCCTCCATTCAAAGCAGAGGCGATGGTTGAGAGAATGAAAGACAACTTGAAAACCAGTCGCCTTCACGAAAATTACGAAGTGTTGTTCGTTCCCCGAAGGTGCGTACCATCGGCTGTCGAATACATCCCTTTTAACCGGAGCTAACCAATGGATTTTGGTACTATTTTCTTGTTCTGTTTGAGCGTCATTGGCATGACGTTTGTTATTGTTGACGGCTCGATCATGCAGTGGTTCCGAACTTTCGTCAAGAGCAAGTCCGAATGGCTCGCCAACAAAACCGGGTGGGGCGGTCTGCGGCATTTTGGCGACGTTGTTGGTTGCTACCTTTGTTGCGGCGTTTGGTGCGGTTTCCTTGATGGGTTTGATCTGGATCAGCTACAATCCGTTTAAGGTTTTCGCTTGCGGCATGGCCGGTGGTTTCCTTTCTAACTTTGCAGCCACGGTAATGAATTGGCTCGAAGCTGCCACCATCGTGAATCTCCCGCCGGAGAACAAGGAAGAAGCTGAATGAGCGTGAAAACGTATCAACTGTTCTGTGATTCGTGCGGGTACAAGCGAATCACAGACGGCACCGACATTCATGACCTTCGTGAAGTCAAAACTTCACCGATACCGGAGAGTAGGCGCTCCACACTCGACCCGACCGCCAAACAACGCAATGCACCAATTTTGGGTCAGCCGGGCAGCCCTTATAGTGGGACCACTGTCCCGGAACCGATGAAGCAACAGAAGCGGTTCAAGTGCCCAAAGTGTGGACGGGTCATTATGGCTCGAACCATTCAGAAAACGGAACACATTCCAGATGAAACAGATAACACTGATGGACGTAAAGCAGGCTCTCAGGGACACTCGCTTCCGGGAGAGCTTGGGGAATGAATTCGCCGAAGACGTTCACAAATACTTGAAGAACCCTGGTTGCGCCTGCAATCTGCCGTTTTATCGGCGGCTCCTCACCGAAGCCGCCGATAAATTGAAAGCGTACTATCCGGGCCGAGAACCATCGAACATTGAGGCGGAAGTTCAAAATCTGGCTAAAAACAACTTTTCAGTTATCAACTGCCACAAGGACGAATTGGAAGATAAACTCCGAAAACTTCCGCCCGGCCGCAAACAGATCGCCGTCGCTAGGTCCGGGGACCAAGTGACCGTTGTTGTTAATGAGTTGGATTTGGTCTTCTGATTTTGCATTTAAGACATAAATACATTGTCAGTTGCAAGGAGAAGACATGGATATCAGTCAAGATTATCGTTCCTATTTCGCCAACTCTCCCATCGGCTTGTGGAAGACGAAAGCCGCCGACGGTCAGTTTTTGATGGCGAACTTGTCGTGCGCCAAGATTCTCGGCTACTCTTCGGTTGAAGAACTACTGAAATTAAAGTCCTCCGAATTGTACATCAACGGTGATCGTAAACATCTTTTGGAAGAAATTCAGACAAAAGGTAGTGTTCACGATTACGAGCTACAAGTGGTCCGTGGCGACGGCAAGAAAATTTGGTTGTCGGTTTCCGCTAAAATGGAAGGCGGCTACATCGAAGGCTCAATCGAAGACATATCTCACAGAAAAGAAAATCAGGAGCGACTAGAAGCCTGTTGCATTTCGGAATCAAATAAACTCAACGAACTTCAACAAGGCATCAAGAAGAAGATCAAGGAAATATCTGTATCCATCATTTCAGACCGACATAGCTCCTTGATGCTTTCGTTGACTGACTGGCAAGCTGCCATCATTTTTGTCGGGTACTCTTTGTATTTGGAAATTTCCAAAGGCCACGAATCTTTTAACCTGCGTGTGCCGAGTATCAAGGCGTTGTGATAGAACTCTTTGGCCTTGTGAAAAAGTTTGCCTGCGTAGTAGATGTCTCCGAGCAAGCACCAAAACTCTGCCATTGTGGGCCGCTCGGCCAGACAAGGTAACAGATAATTTACCGCCGCCTGGAAGTCTTTCTTGACGTAACACGACACCATAGAGCAATAGTACCGTGTCATTGTCAGCGACATTTTTGGCTTCTTTTCTTGGAAAATATAGTGATTTGCCGCTTTGATCGCCTCTTCCCATTGCTTTCTAACCAACAGCCCACACGCACGATAATAGAGCGGCTCCGTAGCGAGCGGGCACTTCTCGATCCATCGTTCGATGAGCTTCATTTCAGGCACATTGGTCCCCGCCGAGTGCAAATAGACTGGTAGGTCCGAAGCGTCTGCGACCACGGTTTCGTACACCGGGTTCACAAATTTCAACCCTAGCGACGAGTGCCAAAGCCTGACTTGTTTCGTCACTACCCCTTCTTGCAGAACGTGAAAGTTGTACGGTTTCACTTCCCGCACGGCAGACAGTATTGCTTCGTGACCACGAAGCAAAGTCTCCCAAGGTTCGACCCACATCGTCCACCCTTCCGAAGACAACGAGTTTTTAACTTGGCTGTAGTCTTCATTTAGGGACAAACGTATTACCCCAATGCCATATCTTTTACAAATGTCGGGTGTTGCGTCCGAACTTCCAATGTCGGCAATAACGATCCTACTTTTCAGTGGCAGAAGTGACTCCAGGGTTGACGCTATCGTCTCCTGATGGTTCTTCACAACCAGATGAATGGTCAGCTTCGTCATTGTTTTTCCAAATTTTTGCTCTAATAGGTGACTGATTGCTTCGGCCTCATGAACCATTCCTTTGGATCGGTACAAGTCACGCAATCGCCGGTAATACTTAGGCACCGCCGGTTTGTTCAAGACGGAAACTAGCAGCTTGACAAGGTCGTCCATAGGTGGCCCGAAAGAATGAATAGCAAGAAGGTGAAAAATATGGTTATGGCAGTATATAAATTCCCGTTTCTTTTTCAAATATCTCTTCCGCAAGGTGAGATTGGGAGCTTGATGGCGACGAGTATTTGAACAACAAGAGTTTCGAGAAGATCATTTCGAGGTTTCAGGAAGCTAAGAAGGAACGGGCCAAATACGAACTTATCGTAGAGGACATCCGTGCCACGGCTATCCGCACGGCCAAGCGGAACAAGTTTCAGATGCCGGAATCTTGGGCAGTAACACAAGCCGCTTACGAGGTTATTTTAACCAAATTTGAGGACGCTCAAAAAGAACTGGCAGTTGCATTTACACTCTTTCTGAAAATATAGTCCGTTACGCCAAATTCAACCTCATTGACCAAGACGACGCCATCCAAGAAGGCGTCATGATTTGTTTCGAGAAAATAGACCGTTTCGACCCTTCCAAGGGTAAAGCTTTTAACTACATGACCACCTGTATTCTTAACCATTTCCGTCAACTGTATCGAACCGCCTAGAAACTACAACGAACTGAAGAAAAAATACCACGATTTCATGCAGTCTCAGGTTGACCAGTGCCAACGTTCCGTCCAAAAGAACAAAACCAACAACCCGAAGTCTTGAGACTGATAGTACAAATCATATAATTCAAAGGTTTACAATATACAGGATGGTAACATTGATTGAATTACTTGAAAGACAAGAGTTGATACAGAAACTTATCGACCGTGGGTACGCACCGCTTATCGACGCACTCCTGGCAAATGACGGAAAAGTCTACACCAAAAAGGGCCGTCTGAATAAAAGTGGGGCTTGTAGAGTCCTTGGCTGGAAAGCCAAGGAACTCGAAGACGCTTTGGAAGCTTGCAGGGAAATATTGAAAGAAGACTTGAATTTTGATTAAAAGCTTTGATCCCTAATGGTTTGTTGTGCGTCACCGCCGCCGTCACCGGTGCCATCGTCTATGTAGGCTCTGTCGTACCTGAGCGTTAAGTCGCAAGTCAACACCTCGCTGTTGCCCATGTCCAGTTCGCCGAATTCAGCGGCCTGGACCCATACGTTTTCAAAGACCCAAGTTTCCAGCACATCGCCGCACCCATCGTAGAGTTCCAAAGTGGCTCTGTCTTTCTTGAATGAATCAGTCGTTTGACCAATCCGCTCACAGGACGGAATGTATTTTCCGGTCTGTGGGTTGTAAAGTTGCTTGATCCACTCGAAAACCGGGTGCTTGTCTTTTTTCAGGTCGTAAAGGCTCAATGTCACCGGTTTCCATTCAGGTTTACCCGGAAAATAGACCGTCTCAGAGATGTGCTGTGCGTCCATTTCTTTGAATGACAGGTTCGGTCGGGCACCTTTAGTGGGCGGCAAGGCGTTAACTCCTTGAGCGCTGACCCCCTCTATTTTGAACAGCCACCGAAATTTGCGTTTTGAAACAGGTGTCACCCTTTTCCAAACCCAAATCGAATCCCATTATTCTTCCCATGATTATCTCCAAAAAGAAACCCACCAAGTAGGTGGGTTTCTGTAAATGAGTACAACAATTTTGACTTTAGAAGTCGCCGCCGCTGCCGTTGCCGTTGCCAATAGTGTTCTGTACACCTTGGAAGCTGCCACCGCCGCCACCGGCCCCGTTGCAACCACCGCAGCACGGATTGATAACGCCGCCGCAAAGAGGAGTGTACTTTACGTCGAAATAACGCAATGTCAGTTCGATAGTCACTTCTTCCGAGGACGAGTAATCCAATTCGCCGAAGTTGATGGCTTGCGGCCACACGCCGCCCAATTGCCATCTTTCCATTTCGGTGCCGCAACCATCGTATAGTGTCAAGGTTGCGTTACCGGCGAAACCGCCTTGGCTGTTCGGTCCACCACGCTTGGATGCTTGACGCAGAGTTTACAGGGTCGGTGAAGTCATACACTGTTGCCAACCACGACCACAACGGAGCGAGCGATCCGCCGTCGTTGCCCAAGTCGTAGTAAGTAACCGTGATGGTTTCCCATGTGCCCTTGCCGGGAATCCACATCTTCCCGTGCAAGAAGTTAATTTCTTGTTCTTCAATTGTCAGGTTGGGGCGAGCCGCCAACTTGACTGTGTGTTCTGGAATACTGCCGCCGCAAGGAGAAAGCATCGAGAAAGTCCAGCGGTACTTCCGCTTGAAGACTATGTCCGATCCCCCTAGCTTGCCGAGGCCCATTGGTTGTGCCATATTTTCTCCTAAGTTCTTGTCTTAAACAACTCAATTAGAACGTATCGGCATTTTGAGCAAAGCTGCCGGTGCGGTGGACCGAGAACTCCAAGAAGATGAACTCGGCTGCGTGTACAGGCTGGATACCGATCCTGGCCCGGAACTCGTTACGATCAATAACGTCAGGAGTGTTCAACTCCGTATCCGCTTTGATGATGAAGGCTTGTACACCACGGCCGACTTGGATTTCCCTCAGAATGTTCGTGGCGATTGTCACGAACTTCTGACGGAAAATTTCATCGTGCGGATCGAACAGCAACGTCCTCGAAGCTGCACGGATTCTCTTTTCGATCACGAACATCAGACGACGGACGTTCACTCGGTCAAGAGCGGTCGGCCTGCGGCTGAAGTGTCTTTTGACCCCAAATCACGAATCCTTCAAGGTCCGAGAACTGTACAATCGGGTTGATACAGTTTCTATTTCCGTACATAAGGTCACGTTCTTCCAGCGTCGGACGGTTGTAAACGTCCGTAATGCCGGGCACCGTACCTCTGTTCAAACCGGCCGGGGCGAACCACGGGGCACCCAAGAAGTCGTTCCGTGCAATCGTCGCCATGACAGAACCGGACGGCGGAACCCACACGTCAACGGCGTTGAAGTTGTCACGAATCTTGACCCACGGCCAGTAAAGGGCACCAAAGTCGCTGTCGAAACGGGTCAGGTTCAACGGGTGAGTACCGTTTTGCCAAGCCACAATTTCGCCAACCGTCAGGCCGAACGGCGGGTCAATAACAGCCATGCAGTCCATGCGGGTGTTCTGGCACAAATCCAACAGAGCGGTCACAACCGTCGTGGACGAGTGACCCGGAACTGCAATCAAGTCAATGTCAATCTGTTCAGGTTCACTGAAGGTGTACAAACCTGTGTAGCCTAGCTGGTTGCCCACCAACAACGTGTCTTGGTCGTCTGGGTCAGCGGGAATACCGTCGGTGCCGCCACTCAGCGAATAAGTTCCGTTCAGAGGGGCCGCACCTTCAGAGGTGTTGTCGGTCACACGAATGAAGTCGGAAACCAAAGCCATGTAAGTTTCAACATAGAACCGACTGGTGTCGTCTTTGGTCAGGTTGCCCCAAGATTCGACTTGCACGCCGTTGTTGTAGACTTCCATGATCCATGTGCCCTGGCGGCTCGTCGTTGGTGATCTTCACCTGGGTTTGGTTGCCCTCGATGCCAAGCGCTTGTCGCCCTTCACGGTGAACGTGACAGCGTCAGTTGTGTTTTCCGAACCTGTCACACGACCGTAAGTTTCAATTGCAACGTCGCCTGTTACGCCCAAAGTGCTGACGCCAACCGAAGTCGTTGTCGGCAGCCCGAACAAACCTTCGGCGGTGCTGTCTGCCTTGATGCGAATCCGGGCGTCACGTCCGTGGTGAAGGGTCGTAAAGGCCAAGTTGTTGCCGCTCGCAACGGCCACCCAGCCGCCCGGCAAATCGCCGCCGTTTTCGGACTTCTGGCTGTTGATTTCTGAGACAACTTGGGGACAGGGTCCACGAGGCACCTTCGAGGTCGGCGAGGTCTACCGTTTGAACCACTTGGTCGATCAGCACGTTGTCGGTGCCGTCAACAACAATGTTCAAGTTCAGGTTGCTCAAGCCGGTGAAGTCGTAGACGCCCGGCGTCTGATAGCCCACGTCCGGGTACATAGCCAACGTGCCGACCACTTCGGCCTGTTCCATCTGGGTGCCAAGACCGGTCGGGTTCCCGTCAACAATCGAACCACCGTAAATGGCGTCCTGAACGGATACCAGTTCGAGTTCGGAGTCGGGACCGTAGGCCCATGTCGTCCGCACGCCGAGCGTGTCGCTGTCACTCACATAGAATTCGATGCCGTCGTTGGTCGTATCCAGTTGGTCGTTCAGTTCAGTCACCAACTCGCTAACCGTGTAAGTTTCGGCAATCACGACGAGCGTCTTCGCAGACAACACGCCGTTCAAACGCCAACGGAAGAACGAGTCAACGTCGAAGAAGTACGGGCCAGCGGTGTCGGATTCGATTTCGATCAACGACCCGGCGGCGGGTATGTCAACTTCTGCGGTTACTGCTTGTTCGTCGTTCACGGGGTCGGATTCGGCCACACGAACCACGAACAATTCGTTGGCAACCAACAAGTATTGTTCGGCGGCATAAATCAGGAACGGGTCGCCCACGTCCGGGTGCGGAAACCCGAACACCGTATGCAACTGTCGGTTGGTCGAAATCAAAGTCGGTAAGTCAATCGGTCCCTTGCTGGCAAAACCAACAAGTCCAGCCCGGTGGAAAGACTGTTCAGGAGCAATAAAGCTCAAGTCCTTCTCTGTAATCCGAACACTTGGGCTGATGGTGTTGGAAGGCTGGAAATCCCCTAAGAATCGCCATAGCTTATTCTCCCTTTCTGGTCTTATTTGGTATTTGCTTTGTGGAAATCAATCCCTCTTTTTCCGCTCGATCTATATATTCCGTCGCTCGTTCATCTTCCAAATAGTAAACATTTTTCCCACCACCAACGCCCGGAATGTTCAGACAGGTGAAGGCTCTTGAAGCCTTTCTTGAGCGAACCACCAACTGGACGGGATACTTTTGCTTGTTCTTAATTTCTAGCATTCTAGCTCCTTAACAGCTTCTTCCAGTCTCGCCATGACTTGGGTTATCTCGTCCTCCGTCATTCCATCAACAAATTCAACTTTCGTTTTCAGGACGGCCTTCCTTCTTGCAATCGGTTGAGGTATGTACGTTTCAGCGGTAATATTGAACTGAAACTTTATAACCCGTACCGCTTGGTCGCCCGGCTCTGTTTCCAGGTTATTAGCGATACTATCCAACTTAACGGCAACTTCCCAGGAGACGCCTCTAACTCGTATGTACGCTACAGGGCTGAATTTTAGCAGAATTTGTTCGAGGATTTGGTTCATATCCTCGATGTACGAAGTCCATGCTACAAGCGTGTAAGTTACATTGACCGGAACGCCCCTTGCTTTGCCGAAAACTGTGTCTCTTTCGTACTTTTCTTTGAAGGCGAAACCGGGTTTTCCGTCCGACCGCAACCCACGCAAGTAGTCGAGAGCTTTGTGATATGTGTACCTTTCGGTGTCGTACTGATAATCACTGGCCCAAATCGCCAACATTGGCAGTCTGATTCTGTCAACAGCCAAAGTTTCATCTTTCCGCACATTGTCCTGCATGATCGCAGCGACCGCTTTTTCTTGACTGCCCCAAATGATCGGGACCGGATGTGCTTTGCCGTCGTCGTCAATAACTTCTAGATCGCCGAACATATCCAGCAAAGCTTCATCACACCCGCTGAGGCTTCTTGTGTATCTGTAGAGTTGTTGAGGATTTGTGTCGGACGGATCGTTTCTGATGTGCCCGGTCTTGAACGGATCACAGTCTACTTTCGCCCCAAATCCTTCTTTTATACTCGAGGTCTTCTTCCAGCCAGTTAAGATCGCCACTGTTAACAGCCCGTTTGTTGGGTGTTGTTTCGTCACGGCTCTCACAATAATCCGGTAGCCTTGTCTCTGACCCGGGCACATTCGTGGTCAGTGTTTTCGGCTGCAGCACTCGCGGTAAACTTTTTTTGTGGGTCGTTGATATTCTTGCATTCACACCTCTAATAAGGTAGATAAGGCGGTTCGCTTGTAATTAAATGAGATGAGTCGGGGTGAAAAAATGAAAGCATACAAATAAAGAGAGGCGACTTGGTCTCGTCGCCTCTTGTAGCACCACCGTGGCAGATATCGTTTTGCCCAAACCGAAAATACCCTACGTCTTTTTGGTCGAAAATTCATCCGGCCTCAACTTACTGAGCGTGGGTGGGGGTGCTGCCGGTGGTTGAGGCTGAACGGCCGCAAGCTGTTGCGGTGCCGGGTTGTGGTGCGGGAGCTTGTTGAGGCTGCTGCGGTTGACCGAGTCTTCGGTTGCTGGTTAGGGGCCAGCGTGTTTTGAAGAACCCGCTTGACCTTTGGGTCTTGGATTTTGTTGATGATTCCGGGCAATCGGGATGCGTTCGGTCCCAATAGTTTCTGTAGCTCCTGAACGCCGGGATCAATCGGCGTGGAACAGGCTGGGCAACCCCGGCACCCGTGGGGCCGTTTGCGAGGCGGAAGCAGCGGCTCCCGGTGCGGGCGGACCGCCTGCCAGCTTGTTGCATTTCCATCATTTTGTAAAATTGGTAGAAATTGACTTCATGTCGGCCCCTTAGATGATTTTTGTATTTGGGTATCGGATTCTTTTTGCGTAACCCAACCCTCACCCGTTGTCGTAGTTTCTTGGAACCTCTTGGCGATGATGGTCAGTCTCAAAGCCCCCACAGTTTGAATTCGCCCAAGTTCCTCTGAACGCAGATTTCCCAATTCTCACGGCAGGTGTGGGGTGTACAATCTGGAGCCAATCTTCGGCGGATGGCCCACCTTCTGCAACACGTCTCTGTAGTTGAACTCGATCTGCAACTCGTCTGGTGCGTCGATGCCGAAAGCGTTCACCAAGTTCTGTGAGTTCTTCGGATCATACGAGCAGTACAACTGAATCGGAAATTGTGGAAACAATCATTTGCCACGAGCTTCCAAGTGGATCGGATCAATCATTTGCGGTGAAATGATGACCTCGTAATACAGGATCGGCGACCCGCCCTGGCGAATCGCCTCTTGATCCCCACAAGTTGAAAAGTTCGTGCTGCGGGTCGATTTGGCATCGAATTGTTCCTATGCTTCCGGTTACACATTGTACGGAGTGCCGTCTGGATTTTTGATTCCCATGTTGCCTCCTTACGCTGCATCTTCAATGTCGTCTACGTCTCCAGTGTGCCGCCCCAAGTCAGAACTTGTTGAGCAACACTGTTGATGATTCTCAAAATGTTTGCCATAGTCGATCTGGACACGTGACCTCCCGGGAACATTGGCATCAACTCGGTCAATACTCATCCGTCAGTGCCCAAGCGGGCGCGTTTTGCATTCTCTTTCTGCAACCCGTGCTGCTATTTCGTACCGCTTCTTTGCACGAACGTCGTTGGCCGTTGCAGCAAGATTAAGGATTTCGTCAATGATCGCTTTTTTGCCAGCCGCTATTCTTTCGTCTTCTTCGCCCTGAGATGTTGCAACCTGACGGCCCATTGCGTCGGTTTCCGGTTCGCTGGTTGCGGGTGCTGGTGCATACTTCCAGCAAAGTCGGCGTCGTTGGCTGCCAATTTGCTCATTGGAGTGGTCTTTTTCTTGCGGATCGGCGACTCTGCTTCCGCAATCCGTCTCGCCCGGTCGTTTGCCGCCGAGGTGACGAAAGCCTTCAACTGGGTCGCAATTTTTGATCAGTCGTGGCAAACTCAAGATGCCCGTAACCGATGAGTAAAACCGGTCGTCCGGCTTCTTGCCTTCCATCGAGGTGATAAGTTTACCGGCTGAAGCGGCGACAACGCGAAAGCGTTTCACGATAAATGCGAAAACGGTTAAACACCTGAACTGATAGGGCTGAACGCGAGTACGT